AGCAGTTAAGTTTTCAGTGATGGCTTCACTCAGCACTTCTTCATTTAGATAGACATTGGGTAGGTCTTGAGGTTTAAAGAAAACCTTTAAGTGGATGTCAACAGCAATCATAATCGTTCCAGTCTTTCTTCTATCAGTCTAGCATAGCCAATGATGTCATGCCATGAGTCATGATACCAAGGATCACCATTAACAATGCGAGAGATTTTGTTACAGATGAGATCAAGGCTTTCCTTCATATCATCATCCATCTCTTTCCACTCAGCACCTGATCTGACAGATTCTTTTAAAGCTTGTGAAACTCTAGAGACATCTTCTTTGTAGTTGCCATACCTAACACCTCGTTGTATTAGTGTGTCATCTATGTTCATTGAAGACCACCCACTGTCTTGGTGTTAATAGTAAAGCCACCATCACTAAAGCTGTCATGGTCTGCGTTGTAAAAGAAGTCACCAACATCAGCAAACATCTTACCGCAATACTCAACAAGCTTATTAGCAAGCTCCTCATCTTCTTCCATGTGTTGAATAGTTGCTGCCAATATCGTAGCCATACCAATCAAGTTATTAATATCATCTTCACTGATAGTGAGTGGACCAAAGCCACTGACTAACACCTGAAAGTTGTTTTGATATTTACCATCTACAATAGTAGGACGCAGGATTAGTGCAATGTCATTTGGCTTTAAGCTTGTGGAGGAGTCCATATCTGTCCTTCATATCTTCGTAGAAAAAGAAGCTGAGCATTTTCTAACACACGCTCAGCATCACCCTCGTAAGCTTCCAACACTTTGTTGTATAGCTCTAGTTCATCTGTTGTGTCCCCAATTATCTTGGCTGCTTTCACTGGACCAACACGGAACAATCCTTTGATGTTATCAGCGGCATCACCTGTCAGCATCTGTGTATACAGCTTAACCACACCTTCTTCTGGTGTGATGTAATAGCCTAGATGTTTAACAAAGTTGTAATGCCATCCGCATATCTGATCTAAGTCTTTGTCTAAAGACACAATGACACAATTGTCACCAAGCTTTGTAGCTTCAATGGCAATGGTGTCATCAGCTTCTTCACCTTCAGAGATAGAAGCACCCCATTCTTTTACTAGATAGTTTCTAAGGAAAGCTAAATGCTTAGGCTTAGGCTTGTCAACTCTGTTACCTTTGTAAGGCACAGTGGTAGCTATCTCATATCGGAAGTTGTTCTTCCCTGTTAGGTGCATGCTCCAACTATCAACAAAGCAATCAGGATAGATGTTATCAACACCACACATGAGGACATCAACAATTAAACGATCCAGTGTTCGCTGTGCCGTTGCTTCGTCTTCTTCCTCACATGCGGATGCTGCCCGATAAGCGAATATATCGCTATCGAATAGTGCTTTCATTAAGCAACTTCTTCAACAATCGTTGGTTGCTCGTTTGCTTTTGCTGCTTCTGCTGCTTGAATCTGCTCAGTACCTTGCTGTCGGATGACAGCAATGGTGTCTGTAACAGCTTCAAAAGGAAGCTTAGCAAGAGCTGCCAATACCAAGTTCAATTGGTCCAAGTTTAATGTGATAGTTAAATTCATAATACATCCTCGTCATCTGCACTAATGCCACTAGTTGCAGCATACTCTACCAAGTCAGTGATGACCAGCTTCTTCAAGGAAGGGCTAACACCCTTCTTGTTCTTGTATGTCCAAGAGTAGAAACTAACCAACGCCTTCGCTTTACTACCGTTGCCAATGGCTTCAGTAATTTCATCATTGTCTGTATCAAAGACACGGATAGGCTTCTCTGATTTGCAAGTGATGTACTTGCCCATGTCAGCCTTCTTATCTTCACCAGTTTGAACACTGATACCCATATCTTCCAGTGCTTCAACAGCAGCATCAGACAGGTTACACAAGTTCAACTGGAACTTACCAGACATGTCATTCACTTTGTTGTGTTGACACCAGTACACATCAGCCTTAAGCTTAATCGCTTTCTTTTCTTCAGTCATAATATTCTCCAATATGAAAACCCACTAGTAACGTCAGTGGCACTCACGCCAGTTGTTGCCAATCTTTCCTTCGGCATCCACTGGGCAACGGAAACCTAGAGCTTCTCCTGCCTTGGTTGCTGCTTGCTCTATGAGCCTAGCTGCTTCCTCTGCCTGATCTTCTCGCACTTCCCATTGTGTTTCGTCATGAACAAACGCTAATAGTTTAGCATCTATTCCCTTCTCTTGCAACAGCTTTGTTGCTTCAATAAGCCATTGCTTAGCTATGATAGCACCTGCACTTTGCAACAATGTGTTCAAAGCAGCATGCTCTGATCTAACCCACACTCGCCTACCATCTAAGGCAGGTAAGTGACCCTTAGCCATCAGCCTAGATATCTTCTTCTTCAAGGCAGAAAGGCCGGGGGTGTTATTGATAAAACTATCAATAAGTTTCTTGCCTCTACTGCTGTTACCCCCAACAATGCTTCCAGCTTTAGCTGCCCCTGCTCCATATAACACACCATATGTCAGGGTCTTAGTTACATTCCTAGCCTTCTTATGCTCAGGATTGTTATCATCCTTCACAGTACCTTTGTCAACTAAGCCAAAACTCTGTGCATTGAACCAGTGAATGTCGCCCTTAAGCAACTCATCCATCCACTCTTTGTCATTTAGGTAGTGACCTAAGCAACGAAGCTCAATACCTGATAGGTCAACACCCACCTGCTTATACCCCTTAGGCACTGTCCACACCTCTCGACATTCTGCTCCATAGGGATTACCAACAGCAGGGATCTGCGCCATATTAGGACTGCTGTGTGTCGCCCTTCCTGTAACTGCGCCATTAGTTGTCACTCTACCATGCACCCTGCCATCATCACCCACCAGTTCTAACCAACTACTTATCTGAGCTACTCTTTTTTGTATCATTAAGTACTCAGCTACAAGCTTAGCCTCAGGCAAATCAATCTTCTCAAGCACAGCTTCATCAACAATGACATTGCCTTTGTCTGTCTTCTTTGTGAAGACAACACCAAGCCCTGCCAATCGCTCAGCAATCTGTTGCCTACTACCTGAATTAAAGATGGTAATCTTATCCTTAAGCTGCTTACCTGTCTTCTCAGAGATGCGTTGCTCTACGATGGGAGGGAACACCTGCTGCATACTCTCTTCAATGTCAGACATACGCCCACTGAGGGTGGCATGCAACGCCATAGCCTTAGGCATATCAAGCATGAAGCCGTTGTCTTCCATGCCACGGCAGATCAGTGCCACCGCATGCTCAAGCTGTATGCTTTGTAGGGAAAACCCTTCTCTCGTCATGGTATTTGTCAGAAAGTTGTATAGTTTTTCTAAAAGTTGAACATCTTGTTCACAATAGGTAGCCATCTCTTGTGTCCACCCACCATCAAAGTCAGTGAAGCCAATCTTGTGACTGCCTAAGCGATAGCCCCATGCCTCTAAACTGTGAGGAGTGGGGGCTTTGCCTTGCTTAGGGAGCACTACCTCAATGTCAGGCTTGTACAGGCGTGACATCACCAGTGTATCCATCAGAGTGTTGTCAGGAATGCCAACACCCCATACCTTCTTAAGGATAGGTGCATCAAAGCCAATGATGTTGTGGCCCACCACTTGCTCACCTTCTAAGTATTGCTGCAAGCTGTCGGCTTCCCGCCAGTGTCTTATCTCACCAGTGGTGCTGTGCTTAGTAACACACAACCATATGGTGTCATGTTTTAGGTTTGTCTCTATGTCTAAGAAGATCATCGTCCTTGTCCTTATCATTTTGTCGGAGATTGTTAACATCTACCGACTGTTTGTAATCTTCTAATGAGTCTTTACCAAAGATGGCATTCCATCTAGTAGCCCACTCCTCATCAGCTATTGACTTAGGACGCTGAGTATGTCCCTTTCCTCCATCACTCATCGATATATTCCCACACTATTACAGGTGTGTCCTTTCCTATGTAAACATTCTCAATGTTGAAGTCGATGTATTCAAGGGCTTCATCTTTAGTCATACCATCTCTAATGACAAGTTGTTTTACCATCAGATAGATGTCATATACCAACACTTCAACACGCTCTTTACCATTCCATATAGAAGCTGTACCTATGATGGCACTATCAAATCCTTCCCACTTTTTCATAGCATCATCCCTTCTATTGCATCATCAATCTCAAACATTCTGCCAGTGTCTTTGTTATAAAGCAAGCTGCAAGCAGGACCAGTTTGTCCACTGTATCTGTTCTTCAACACCCTCACCTTGGTGGTGTTACGCTCAATAGGATCATCAGCCTGACCATTCCTCTCAAGCGATACCACCATGTCACTAAGCTGTGCAATGGCTGCACTACCCCTTAGCTGAGCTAAGCTAGTAGTTGCACCTTCTTCATGACCCTTGTCTGATGGACGCTTGAGGTGGCTAACAATGATGAGAGCAATGTTAGTTTCCTGCACAAGCATGCGAAGCTTGGTCATAATTTCATCAATGGCCTTACGCTCATCACCATTATCCTGACTGGATACGATGATGCTTAGGTGATCTAAGAAGACATACTTACAGCCAAGTCCCTTAGCCATATACTTCACACGATTGACAATGTTCTCAATGGCTGTCGATCCAAAGTGATCAAAGAAGTACAAGCGTCCAGTGCCTAATGTCTTTTCAAATGCATCCTTGCGTATGGCATCAGACACCATAGTGGTAGGTAGGTGCATGGGTAAATCAGCAGCAAGGCTCATCATAGATAGGCTAGTCTTTCTCACACTCTCTTCCAAGAACATCAAGCCAATGCTGTCATCACAGTTCTGCAACAAGTGCCAAACAATTTCCCTTAGGGTTTGACTCTTACCTAGTCCACTACCTGCTGTGAATGTAACCAGTTCACCTGCTCTGATGCCATAGGTAATATCATTCAGTCCCTTCCAAGGATAGAAACAGTCTGCTGCTTCCATTGGTTTAGATACCAAGTCCCACAGCCCAGTGCCACTAACAATACCATCAGGTATGAACGGCTCTGCTGCCCACCAACGGGATACGAATGCAGCTTCCTTGCTTTCAGCAAGCCACTCACATGCATCCTTGTATGAGGGATCAGGTTTAAATATCTTGCACTTACTGCCAAACAATTCAGCAACTTCCTTTGCTGCCTTCTGTCCTGCCTCATCACCATCAAAGCAAAGCACTACAGTTTCAAAGCTGTTGATGTATTCGTAGTTGGCCTTGGCATCCTTCAATGCACTACCTGCACCTGTGCGTATAGACACCACAGGATATTTACTACCTGTCAATTGATATGCAGCCAGTGCATCAAACTCACCCTCAGTGATGGTGAGATACTTGCCATTGGATGGGTATAGGTTCTGTCCGAACAGTGTACCCTTGCTCCACCCACCCACTGTCGTGAACTTCTTATCCTTCACCTCTCTACGCTTAGCTGCCACCAGTTGGGTGTTGCTGTCGTAATAGGGGAAGTAGTAATAGCCACCACTGCGAACAACACCATAGCGTTCCATTGTGGCTTTGTTGATGCGTCTGTCTGAAACAGACACACTAACACCTTCGTTGTAGTCTTTGAAGAAAGAGCTTGTGTCTTTCGTTTCTGTATCAACATCAATCACTTCAAGTCTTTCTTTGTTCATTGAGGGAATGTATGTATTACATACAAAGCATTTGGTGGACATGTCATCGTTGATGGACAAGCCATCACTACTGCCACATGTCTCACAGGGTAGATGGGTTTTTAAGAATGTCATAGCCCTTGTAAGTTACTTTGTTGGTCTTTAATACTTGTTCGTATCCACTAAATAGCTTGGTCATTCTAGCATCGTGCAAGCTGTGTAGTCCAATTAATAAATTGGCAAGCTCATCTTCTGTTGCTTGTTTCTCTCTGTCCATTAACACCCATAGGATGGAATCAATGTCCTCCTTAGTTATCCATGCTGCCATGATGAGGTCTTCTAGTTCGTGTAGTTTCATTTGTTCTTTCCCTTTAATTTGTCTTCAAAGAATTCAAAAGCCAGATCCTTGTCAAAGTCACACAACTCATAAGCCTTTATGTAATCTTCATCATCTAGCCCTACCCATGTGCGCTGTGGTGGGGATGTGTACAAACCAACATCACCTTCTTCTGGTTCAAGGCCAAGATTTACACGCCAATCTTTAGCACCTGCATACGCATTACCACGCATTACTAGCAGTTCTGTGGTGCTGATCCACGCCACAGGCTGTGTCGCTTCCATCTCTTGCCCCAACCTCTGCACTTCAGACATAGCATGTTCACGCAAGGCAGCTTGCCATCCTGCCCATGCCCAGTATGCAGGACTACCTTTTCTAAATGGACTAGTTATAGGGATGTCACTATCCCACCATTCATTGAAGTCTTTCATGTCAACAACTTCATCTTGTGTCATGCTTGTCCCCTTGCTCTAATGCGTTCAGGTATGTGGTGTTCAAGATGGTTTTGTATGCACCACTCAGCAATATCAGCACAGGCTTCACGCTCTAAATTGATAGCAGATTTTATAGCGTTAGCTTCCCAGTTGTAGGGCTGTCCCTTCATAGAGTTCTCACGTTCAATGCGAGCAAACTCATCGTCTTCATCCGTATGTATCATTTTGCAGCCTCCATATACAAACCAACATTACCCAGTGCATAACCAACAAAGGCTATGCCTAGCCCAGTGCTTCCCTTGAGTAGCAGATCTATTGCCACCACTGTATACACCACACCAACAACTGCGATAAGCCATGCACTCATTTGTCATCCTTCTTCATCACTTTAAACTCTTTAAGCACTCTCATTGTTGCTTTAATAAGTTCAGTGTCTTGAGTTGGTTCAGGCAAACTACTTTCCCACCGCAGTAAAAACTCTAGTTCTTCTGCAACCATAGCTTCAATTTGTTCTCTGTTTAATTCAGTCATATTAGTCCCATAGTCCTCTGTAATATTTACCAAACAACATGAAAGCTTTCTTCATCCTAGCTTCATGCACCTCTAGACCTGCATAGTCCACCTTAATCTTACCTATCTGCTCTTCTAGTCCTGCCTTCTTGTCCACAGCAGAATGATCATAAAACTTATCAGTTGAATTGTCATCCACCATTTCACCGAAAGCCCATATCATTTCATCTAGCACCCAGTCCCACCTTTTGAAATGGTTGTCATCAATGTCCCAACTGCTTTCCTTGGGTAGGCATGAGTTGCTTTGCAAAGCTTTAGGAACATCTTTATCATCCACACTAGGACTACCATGCTGTGTTGCCTTAAGCTGCTTAAGCATTGGCAAGATGATGAGTGATAGTGTGTGATCCATAGCCCATGTGTCATACCTATCAAGCTTCACAATGACAGTGCGCTTTTTCTTAGTGTGCATCCATTGCAGCACATCACCCACCCATGTTTCACTGAGCCACTCACCCCACTTGTATGCTCTCTCTTCGCTAACCCCTAGCTTTCTTGTTAGTTCAGCAAGCTGATATGGTCCAAGCCAATTGGAGTAGCCCCCTATATACACTTTCATGTTAGTCCTCGCATTTCCTGTGTCACTGTTGCACTACGCAAAGTGTTCTTGATGTATGGTGTTAGGCTTTGCGGTGTGGCATGGCCTGACACTGACATGATGTTGGTGATGGGTACACCCACCTCAATCATCTCCGTAATGGCTGTCCTTCTTAAGTCCTGTAACACCAAATCACTAGGTAGATTTGCATCAGCTAAGATTTGCTTAGCCACCCTAGACAGATTGAACAGGCTGTAAGGAACCAGCCCACCCTTCCTATCAGGCACATTAGATGGAGCAATGTATTGCTGCCAACCAAACTCAGCATGCTGTTGTCTCAGCATAGTTAGTAGTCCCTGACTTGTGGGAATAGTCACCCTAGACCTACGCTTGCTTTGTTCCAAGTGCAACACACCCTTCTCTAGGTCAACCTGATCCCATCTAAGCTTACGCATATCCCCCATACGCTGTCCATATTCATAGCCCATCTGCACTATGAGTCCTACATTACGCCACTTGAATGTGGAGTAGGCAGTGTTCATGAATGCTCTAACATCTTCCCTGCTCCATACAGTTCTGCGAGGCTTGTCTGCCCTTCGTAGCACCTTGCTGAATGGGTTGTGCTTGATGTAGCCATGACGAATAGCGAAGTTAAATAGCAATCGATACACTGCTAAGGTGTGGTTAGCTAAGCTAACACTGTGCTCAGCATGCTGTTCATATATCTTCTGACAATGGGGTGTGACTAAGTCACCAAGCTTACATTGATACAGAGTCACTCCATTGGCTCTGCTGTCCTGCCATCCCTGTAGGTAGTAGATGTAGTCACGCTGTGCCTTAACACTGAGCTTTGTGTAAGTGATGTTGTTCCTGTATGCCTTGACTAAGTCAGCCACCTTGGTCTTCTCAGAGATATCTTTAAGATATCTAAGTTCCTTACGCCAGTTGTCTAGCATGGCATTTAGTTCTTCAGCTAAGGCAAACACTTTGTGTTTGTCAGTGCCAAGCACACGCCTAGCCACCACCCCTGCATCCACTGCATCCTGTGGTGGGTTGTAGCGGTACTTGACAACACCTTCGGTGGCCTTAGCCAAGGTTACATAGCGAGGGAGAGTCATGCTTGTCCCCTTTCTTTTATGGCTTGTTCAAGAGATTCAATAGTACCCGCTTGCCACATCCATCCATCATCGTCACGGGTATAAACTTCACCGCTAGACCCTATCCTCATACGCTCATTTGTTTCAGATTTGTATGCACGAATGGATATGTAAGACGGATCTTTGCAATCACGCACCACCCACCCCAAAGCCTTAGCCTGTTCCATTACCTCTTCTCTGGTCATTCTTGTTCCCTTGCCTTCATCATCTGTTCAGCAAACCAATAAGCTTTGTTTGCCACTTCAGCATGTGGAATGCTCCATGCACTGGTCATCAGCACAGCCATAGCTTTAGCTGCAAAGTAGTCACGCAAGGTCATACCGAAGTTACCTTCGTCAGGGAAAGCGTATTGCATCTTGTTATCACTCATCTTGTCCTCCTAGTGCATATAGTGATTCAGCCATATCAATTAGTTCATCCTTCTTCACAAGCTTGTCAAGCCATCGTGTTGGTATACCTTTCAAGCCATACTTACGTCCTGCCAACATGCCAGTGACAGCACCAACAGTGTCAGCGTCATAGCCTTTGTTCACTGCCATGATCAAAGCTTTCTCAAAGCTTGAGGTTTCCCTCACACATTCCCATGCCATGTTGTATGTATACATGATGGTTCCTGATGCATACACATCACGGAAGTGTTTGAGATAGTCGAAGTTGTCTTCTGCCTTACCTGACATAAGCTCAGCAACAAACCCTGCAATGTGATGCACAGTGTCTGCATTGCCATGTGTCATCAACGACACAGCTATGCTCTGTGCCACAGCACTAGGCATGCAGTTGTGATTGGCAAGTACCACTGGTGCTACTCGCATGATAGATCCGTTACCACTGGAGCTATAGCTACAGCTACCTGCATAGGGATGTGTTGGTGTGATGCGGTCAATGGCTTCACTACATGTCCTGCCAATGTCAAAGACATAGTTGCGAGTACCGAAGTGACCAGTCTTCTTCCACATACGGAAGTTCATGGCAATGTTCTCAGGGTCAAAGCGTTTGCTACCTATGTATGCATCAGCAATAGCAACAGCCATAGCACCATCGTCTGTCCATTCACCCTCGGCAGTGTTGTGTACACCACCCCCCTCCATCTCTGTCAGTGTGTGTGTCATCTCATGTGGTCTGATAAATTCCAATGGAGCACCCAGTGCATCACCAATGAACAGACCCATGAACATACCAATTGCTTTATCTTGATGCATTACATGTCCTCATGTGTTGATGTAATTTGAAAGCTTAAGTCAACGCCCAACTCATGTGCATCTTCCCTAAGCAGATCACACAGCTTACGCACTGTGTCCCATTGACACATAGTGATAGATATTCTCATCACTTTCTCGCCTTGGCTGATGCCTATTATTTTTACTTCATCTAGTAACATATATGTTCCTCTGTATAGGTGGGGGTACTAACGGCTACGGCTGATCATCATCGGGAATCCCCCAAAGTCCGACACCCTGTTCCCCCCGTTATCTCTTAAGCGAAGGCAATGTCTTCGGCAATGTCCCACAACTCTGAGTTGATGCGGATGTTCTCTCTCACACTGCTAACAGGGCGAGCCTTACGGGTCACACCATTAGGGTGCTTGTCAGACAGGCTCTTAACGAATGCATTGCCACGGATAACACCTTCCTGAATACGATTGAACACAGTGAATGCATCCATGTAGTTGTCTTGATGGCGGTGGAATTTCAACACATCAGCAACAGTCTGAAAGGTAGCATACACACCATTGGTCTGCTGTTCAAGCATGTCCCATCGTGTCTCAACACCACGCTTAGCCATCAATATAGACCGATGTGGGTCAAGTGTCACACCACGAAGTCTCTCAAGACGCTCCATCATGGTGGGCAATGTAGCCACAGTGTTACGAAGCATCTCTTCAAAGCCACTCAGTGCCTTGCTGTGGTAGATGCGAGACTGGAAACCATC